TTCTGGCTACACTAATGTATGCTCTGCTGTCCTTGTTGACGAAGCTAGTCAAGTTAAAGAGAAGCTTCTCGGCATTCAGTCAAAGACTGGTAAAGACGCGCAGGAGAATATTTTCATGAAGAAGGTAGTTGCGATATTCCGCAGCTACCCTTTCTTTTTTAAGCCTATCCAGGACGGTACTACTAATCCGCGTATGGAGCTTGCGTTTCGCGAGCCATCTAAACGTATTACAAAGAAGAACAAGACATCGCAACAGGGGGATGCTCTTAACAGTGTTATAAATTGGAAGAACACCACGAATAATGCATACGACGGAGAGAAGCTACATATGCTGTATCTCGATGAGGCTGGAAAATGGGAGAAGCCAACCGATATCCGTGAGGCGTGGAGAATTGAAAGAACTTGCCTTATTGTAGGTAAAAAGGTGGTGGGTAAAGCTCTGGTAGGCAGTACAGTAAACCCAATGGATAAAGGAGGGGAAGAATACAGAGGGCTTTGGCATGACTCAGATCCAAACGAAAGAAATAACAATGGTCGCACAAGATCTGGGCTTTATCGAATTTTCATACCAGCTTACGAGGCGCTAGAAGGTTTTTTCGATCAATATGGAAATCCTGTGATAGAAAACCCTGATGTTCCAGTAAAGGGCATTGACGGGGAAGAAATAGATCAAGGGAGTAAAAAGTATTTGAAAAACGAACGTCACTCATTTAAAGACGATCCTTCTGAATTGAACGAAATAATTAGGCAGTTCCCTTTTACTGAGGATGAAGCGTTTAGAGATAGCATTGAGGGGAGCTTGTTCAATATCGGAAAGATATATCAACAAATAGAGTTTAACGAAGATCTCTATCCAAACCCCGTCGTTCAAGGAAACTTCGTATGGAGAAAGAAAGACGAAGAGGTAGCGTTTTCTCCAGATCCGAATGGAAGATTTCGAGTCGCATGGCTACCTCCAGATCATCTAAAAAACAAGCAGGCTGACAATAGAGGGAAGAGAGTAGCTCCTAATGCTCATATTGGAGTCGGAGGTGTTGACTCCTACGATCTAGATGCTACGGTAGACGGAAGAGGATCAAAAGGAGCGCTTCATATGTACAACAAGTTCAATATGGACGTTCCTCCTAACATGTTTGTTGTAGAGTATGCTTCTCGTCCTGATCTGGCTAGTATATTCTATGAGGACGTTCTTATGTGCGCTTTCTTCTACGGGTACCCTTTACTTATAGAGAATAACAAATACGGAATCGCAAGGTACTTTGAATCAAGGGGTTACGACGGATATCTAATGGATAGACCAGAATTCTTAAAGACGAGCAACTCTCACTCTAACGTTAGGACCAAGGGTATACCGTCTAATTCACAAGATGTAATTCAGTCTCACGCACAGGCGATTGAAGCCTATATTCATGACCACGTTGGCGTAAACCCAGAGAATGGTGAAATGGGCAAGATGATGTTCAATAGAACCTTGGAGGATTGGATAGGCTACAAGATAGACAAAAGAACCAAGTTTGACCTTACCATAAGCTCTGGGCTGGCATTGCTTGCAGCTCAAAAAGAAAAGAAAGAAAAGCCAAAAGCGAGCTTTGAAGACAAGAAGTTTTTTAGGACTTATCGGCCAAAAGCCTGGCACTCGTAGTTTTACTATATTTGCAATGAGGTAAAGACTCCACACATTGCAGATGTATACTAACAATAAAAAATCTTCCAAGTTTCCTGACCCTTTAGCTTCTTCTGAAGAAAAGCAAGGCAAGGAATATGGACTAAGCTACGCTAAGTCTGTATATCATCAGTGGGGAAACCTGGACAATCAAAACTCTATTTTCAGGAACAGAAAAAGAGTCTTTGAAAAAAACAGAAAGTACGCTAACGGAACTCAAGATACAACTATTTACAAGTCTCTTCTGACATCTCTCGATCCAAATAACGGAGATGGAAGCATGGTTAATCTTGATTTCACTCCAGTTCCTATACTCCCTAAGTTTGTAAGGATTGTAGTAAATAAGATACTTTCTTTATCCCCGTATCCTAATTTAGAAGCTGTAGACCCTATCTCCTCTTCAGAGAAAGATAAAGAGAGGAGAAAGCTGGAGATGCTTATTTCAGCTAAAGCTCAGTTGAAAAAAATAGAAGACAAGACAGGCGTTGTCATTGGAGCAGACTCAAATAGCATACCAGACACACTTGAAGAGGCAGAGATATTTATAGGAAATAACATAAAGTCTTCTTCTGAGATTGCCGCACAGGTAGCAACCAACCTTACGTTAGAATGGAACGATTTTAACGAAGGAATACTCAGGAGGGCCGTTAACGACCTGACCGTTTTAGGCATGGCCGTAGTAAAGAGAAGTAATGATCCGAATTACGGTATAAAGACGGATTATATAGATCCAATTGATTTTGTTCACAGCTTTACCGATGATCCGAATTTCTCTGATCTGGTTTATGCGGGTCACGTAAAGAGAATTCCAATTCAAGAGCTCAAGAGGCTTGCTGGAGATGAATTCACAGAAGATGAGTATAAGAAGATAGCGGCTCAAGCTCAGCAGAAATACGGGTACGATAGATCAAAACTTGAGAAGTCATCTTACGATAGGGTCAATGACGTAACCAGGTTTGGCTATGATGAATATATCATAGAGGTCTTAGACTTTGAGTTTATGTCAGTAGATTGTGAGTACTATGAGTCGAAAGAAAACAGGTACGGAAACGTAGGGTTTTACGCTAAAGGTGAAAATTACAAGGCTCCTAGAAACTCAGTATTCAATAGAGAGGTTACCAAGCTAGAGACGTCTTCTGTATACGGAGGGTACTACATCTTGGGGACTGACTTTATCTTTAATTATGGAAAGAAGAATAACGTTCCTAGAAATATTCATGACATATCCAGAACGAATCTTTCTTACTCTGTTTGCGCTACAAACATCTTAGACATGATGCCTAAGTCTATGGTTGATAGCTGCATCGGGTTTGCTGATCAGCTTCAGCTGACCCACTTAAAGATTCAGCAAGCTGTAGCAAAGGCAAAGCCAGACGGTATTATTATAGATATCGAAGGTTTAGAGAATGTTCAGTTAGGGAAGGGTGGTGAACTGCAGCCACTAGATCTTCATGATATTTACGAGCAGACTGGTGTTTTCTACTACAGAAGTAAAAACCCAGAGGGTGGATTCCAGAACCCTCCAATCAGAGAAATAGGGAACAGTATAAGAAACATAAACGAGCTTATTGGCCTCTATAATCACTACTTAAAGATGATTCGTGATGCCACGGGTATCAACGAAGTAATGGATGCTAGCTCTCCTAAGACTGACGCTTTAGTAGGAGTTAGAAATCAAGCCTTAGCTGCAGCTAATAACGCTATATACGATATAACAAATTCGTCTATGGTTCTTTACAAGAAGGTTTGTAGCGATATTGTAAAGTGCATTCAAATCATACATCCAGATTCTATTCTTTATGCGATGTATGAAAACGCCATAGGAAAAGAGAACATGTCTCTCTTGAACTCTTTCAGAGATCTAGCTATGTATAATTTTGGCGTTAGAGTCGTAAAAGAAATGGAGGAGGCTGAGCGGCAGTATTTAGAGCAAAACATTCAGATTGCTTTAAGTCAAAAAGAAATCGACCTTGAAGACGCTATCGCTGTAAGACAACTTAAAGACATAAATCAGGCTGAACGTTTACTTGTAGTTCGCAGAAAGAAGCGAATGGCTCAACAGCAGCAAATAGCAATGCAGAACTCTCAACAGCAAGCTGAGATCCAGCAATCTTCTGCTAAAGCTACCTCGGAAGCAAAGCAACAAGAAATGCAGCTTGCGGCTCAGCTAAAGGCACAGGAGTTGCAACTCAAAGCTCAACTAGAAGCTCAACTAGAAGAAGTGAAACACGGTTTTAATAAGGAGATCGAGATGATTAAGGCTGAAGCTTATAGTACTCGTGTGACTACAGAAAAAGACTTTAAGGCTGCTATTGAGACCATGAAGGATGACAGGAAAGACGAGAGGGTTAAAAAGCAAGCCGTAGAACAAAGTAAACTTATCTCTCAGAGAGATGGCAAAAGAGGGGAGTTAACCGACGAGTCAGCTCCTGGTGACGTAACATCAGAAATATTAGGATAATGGCAACGACTATAAACTTAGACACTGCTTCCAGGGTAGACATAACGTGCAGAAAGGGTGATACTTTTACTCTTTCGTTGACCATTACTAATGCTGCTGGTGATACAGCAGGCTTTCAGGAAAATGACGATTTTTTAATGCAAGTAAGGGATTCGGATACTGGAGAAGTCATCGTAAACGATTCTTCAACCCCTTTTCAAATTAGTGTAACAAACGCTACAGCTGAACAGGTAACAGCAAAAAAGATTGATCTGACGTTAGCTGCTAGCGTAATGGAAAACATGCCTTCAGGTCTTTATGTGTATGACGTTGAGCAGACTAGTGGCTCAACGGTAAAGACGTTGATTTACGGCACTATAAAAGTTAATGAAGATATATCCGAATCGTAATGCCTATAAGCGTAGATCAACCATCTATTTTAAAGGTATCGAGCACCAACGGTGATGTCATAAAGGTATCTATTGTTGCTGGTGATTCAACGACCAAGGTGGTCGCGTTGAACCAAGTAGCAAAGAATAATGTGACTATATCCAACGGCTTAGGATCTGGTCCTGCTGGAGCTCCTGGAGCTGACGGGGCCACGGGAGCCACTGGGGTTGCTGGACAAAATGGTGCTACAGGGGCTACTGGAGCTTCTGGCTCGGACGGAGCTGCTGGGGCCACGGGGGCCACGGGAGAGACAGGCGCTACTGGAGCCACGGGAGAGACAGGCGCTACTGGGTCGTCTGGACACGGTGGAGCCACGGGCTCTACTGGACCTGTTGGGGATACTGGTCCAGTTGGACCTACTGGAGATGCAGGGCCTCAAGGAGAGCAGGGTTTGACTGGACCCCAAGGTCCAACGGGTCCGCAAGGTGCAACTGGAGTTGCTGGAGTTGCTGGAGCTACTGGAAAAAGCTCATTCGAAACCTATAAGGATAGTCAGAACGATCAGAGTATAACCGAGTCGCAATTTATTGCTGCTATTACTGGATCTACTGGTGTTGTAGGCACTATATCTGGCGCTTCTGGAAGTACTGGGCCAGTTACCTCTCCTTCTGCTTTATCGTTCAACAACTTTACTATAAGCGAATCTGGCGGAACCGTAACTGTAGATCAAGAGAAGTTTACTCAAAACTATGTTTTAAACATACCTAGCTCTACAAGTCATCCGAAATCATTTGGAAAGTACCTTAATGGGGCTACGGTTCCTACAAACGGGAAGACAGCACTTGAAGTCCTTATCGATGCTTTCACAGACCTTGTAAATCCTACAGCTACTTTCTCTACAGGGAACTTTGCTTACAGATCTTACTCTTCTTCTCAGTCTGTTACTGGTAGCATTAGCATAACAAATACGAATGCAAATGCTGGCTCTAATATTTTTTACAGAGTTTTCGAGAAGGCATACGGTACGGACGATACGAATTACGTTCAGATATATCCAGCAAGTGATTATGCTAACGGGGGAGTCGGAAATAATGTAAGCGATTCGTTTACCGTTACAGAAACGATTGGAGCCTTCCCTTCAACTCTAAATCTGTTTACTCATAAACTAGAGTATTACGACAGCAACCTGGGGAGCGGAACTCTATTTACTAGAACTGCCACTACATCTATATCTGCTTATTCTGCTCCTACAGTCTCTGTAACCCCAACGAGACAGGACGATCCTACCATAAGCAGTGACAGTGACGCGGCAAGATTCCTTGGTAACAATGATTCTGACATAAGCATTTCGGTCACCAGAAACACAGCTGGAGTTAACATCAGCAACGTTCGATTGTATCAAAGCGGAAATGCTACTCCGATATACACGAACACGACCCCAAACACTGGAAATGGAACTTACACCACCGTTCATTTAGCTAACAACACTTCTGGGACCGTTACATATTACGCGGAAGTAGATGACCTAAAAAGCGAAGAAGACTCTGCTGCTTATGCTGGAATTAGCGGAAACGCTAGCTACACCATGAATAGAAGGTACAGAATATTGGTTTCTTCTTCAACTGAGCTTGACGGTAGTTCTACTGCAGTTACTCCTCTGTATGATAACTTCACCACGGCTGATGGGGCGATAAGCACAATGACTACTGGTACTACGTTTGCTACCACGTTTACAACCACTTCAAGCTCAAACACAGCAGGTAATTACACTTATTTTATCTACAGAGGAGACGCCAGTGAGGTAACCGAAATGAGAGATGGTAGCGCTACTGGGACGTTGTATTCTATATCCGATATATCCGCTGGACAAGAGACAGATTTCTACTACTTGGGCCTTCTTGATTTAGAGAATGAGTTTGGCGTAACTGAAGACTACCACGTCTACAGAACTAGAATCACCCAAGCTTTTGGAGCTGGATCCATCATATACATAAAAGTAGATTAAGATGCCAAAGTTTCCAGGTATATTAGAAAATAACAACCCTAACGAAACCATCATAAGCCTTCTTGGCTTACAGGTTAAGGGGATAGGTATCTTTGACGTCATATCGAACCCAGGGGCTGGAGAGAACTCTCGCGATGGACTTTCTTCTTCTTTGAAAACAGAGGGTTACTTGGCTTACGTTAAGGCTGAGGATAAGCTTTATTTATTTACTGGCGACCCTACTACGGACTGGACAACATCGAGCAGCTGGGAAGAAGTAAATACAGGAACTGGAGGCGTAGGCGCTACGGGGGCTACTGGCCCTGAAGGCCCTCAAGGTCCTACAGGTCTCACTGGTCCTGAAGGCCCTCAAGGTCCTACAGGCCCTACAGGCCCCACTGGAGTCGAAGGACCGACAGGTCCCACTGGAGTCGATGGCCCTCAAGGCCCTACAGGAGTTGATGGTCCTACTGGGCCAACTGGACCGACAGGTCCAACGGGTCCTACAGGAATTGATGGTCCTCAAGGTCCTACAGGCGTTGATGGTCCTGAAGGTCCCACTGGTCCTACAGGTCCTACTGGAGTAGATGGAGCGCAAGGTCCTGAAGGTCCCGCTGGTCCTACAGGTCCTACTGGTCCTACAGGAGTTGATGGTTTGGAAGGTCCTACTGGTCCCGAAGGCCCAACGGGTCCTACAGGCCCTACAGGCCCCACTGGAGTTGTTGGTAGCGTTAGCGGAGCTTCTGGGGTTGTCACTAACCCTACATTTATTGAGTTTGACAAACTTGATGTTGCTGCCACTGGAGTTGGCGGGGCTTTGATTAGTCAGGAGAAGTTTACTCAAGACTACGTTGCGAATATGCCTACGGTAAACGGTATCGTAAAAACGTTTGGTAAGTACCCTAATGGCGCTACAGTACCAACTAACGGAAAAACTGCTTTAGAGGTTTTATTAGATGCTTTGCAGGATGTCGCAGACCCAGAAGCGGCAGTTACTGGGCTTAGCTCCCCAGTTTATGGGCGAGGAAACTTTACAGATACTGTTACTTTAAATTTTGGTATAAAAAACAATACCACAACTTCAGGTACTTCTGGTGTCTCAGCAACCTTAGAGTGGGGTGTAAACGGATATGGGGTTGCAAATGGTGGCGGCACTCAAACATACTCAAATACTCAGGTTTATTTTGGAGCTCCAAACATCAATCAAAGCATAACATTCACTACGTCTTATAGCGCTTCTAATAACTATCAAGTAAGGCTTACTGTAGTTGAAACTGGGACTAACGGTGATATTGTTACATCAACTGTTCAGAATTCTTCGGGGACTGCAAACTGGGATACGAGCATCAGCGATATGACCTTTACTGGTACTACTGGGTTGACTACTACAGCTGGGCTTACTGAAACGTCAATTAGAAGAATAAGAGGAAACACTAGCACTACGTTTGATATAGACATTTCAAGTGATGAGCCATCATATGTTGATATATCTACTATTAAGATATACGGACATGTCGGTAACAGCACTTCATTCCCTGAATCGGATCTCCTGACTACGATAACAGTTAATAGTTCTAGCTACTCAAACGATACAGCATTCACTCACGATCCAGGAAACGTTAGCAGTTACAGATACAGAACAGTCGTAACAGACGAGCATGGATTTACATCAACAGACACAGAAGAA